CCTTTACTGTGGGTGTAGCGGAAGAACTAGATAGATTGGAACGAGCTGTCGGTAAGTTTCTCCCTATTATTCATCATGACTTACCTCCTAAGCCTGTAGACATAGCAACTAATAAAGAAGCTCGTCATAGTTATAATAGACAAGCTGCTAATGTTTATAATCTACAAGCACAAGAGTTTAAGAAGTCATGTAGAACAAGAATGACAATGGAAGCTGTACAAAGATTTAAAGGTAAAGATAAATTCTTTATTCCTTGGTCTTTTGATTACAGAGGTAGAGCTTACCCAATCCCTGCATTCTTAACACCACAAGACACAGACTTTGGAAAAAGTTTATTGTCTTTTGCTGAACCAGCTTACATGACTCCTGAAGCTGAAGACTGGTTAGCCTTTCAAGTAGCTACTACTTATGGTCTAGATAAAGCTACGATGCAAGAAAGATTAGATTGGGTAAAAAATAATACTCATCTTATAACTTGTGTCGCTAGTGATCCTATCTTACACATACACAACTGGGAAGCAGCAGATGAGCCATGGCAATTTCTTGCAGCATGTGATGAATATTATCATTGTGTGCTTAAGTGTGATCGTCATTTTACAAGCTTGCCTGTAGCTACAGATGCTACTTGTAGCGGGTTACAGATATTAGCAGGTCTTGCTAAAGATAAGAATACTGCTAGTCTTGTTAACGTATTACCGTCTGATAAACCGCAGGATGCTTATGCTGTCGTCGCTCGTACTGCTACTCCTTTCTGCCCCAATTCTATCCGCAATTATATGGATAGAAAGGTAGTCAAAAGAGTAGTAATGACGGTACCTTACAATGCAAAACCTTTCTCTAATCGTGGGTACATCAAGGACGCACTACTTGAAAAAAATATTGAGATTGATAAAGATGACTTGACAAAAACTGTTGAGGCTGTTAGAAATGCTATGGATGAGGTCGTACCTGGTCCTATGGCTGTCATGAGTTGGATTGAAGAGGAGGTTGCTAAAGCAATCGACTTGGGTAAAACAGAACTAACATGGTCTACACCATCAGGTTTTGTTGTCACTCAAAAGCTCATGAAGAAAGAAACAATTCAATTAGAATTACAGTTGCTTGGTCGTTGTAAACTAACTGTTGCTACACAAGATAGTGACAAGGTTGACAAACAACACCACAAGAATGCAACTGCACCTAACTTAATACATTCACTTGATGCTTCCCTTCTACACTTCAGCGCATTGGCTTTCAATGCACCGATCGCTCTCATTCATGATTCTGTATTGTGTCGTGCTACCGACATGTCTGCTCTCAGTGCAATTGTACGAGAGACATATATGCACCTCTTTGCCGAACACAATTACTTGCAAGACTTTGCTAACCAAATAGGAGCAGAGTCTAACCCACCGATTATTGGAGATCTAGAACCTAGCTCCGTAATTGATTCCACTTATTTTTTCTGTTAAATGCCACGTACAATCCACAAAACCGCACAGCCTGTAATCCTTGAAGGTTATCAAGCTGTACTGAAACCAAGTAAGTTTGGTTATTCTCTTGCTGCTCTAGTTGATCAATCAATGGTTGATGTACTAGAAGATGATCGTGTTGAATCCCTTAAATGGGCTGAAACTAAACTGAAGAATCCTAAGCGTTCTACTCTTAAGCCTGAACCTTGGGAAGAAGTTACTGAAGGACAATACAAAGTTAAGTTCTCTTGGAATGAAGAATCTCGTCCACCTGTTGTCGATACTGAAGGGACAGTTATTGATGATGACAATACACCTATGTATGCTGGTAGTCGTGTTAAGCTTGCGTTCTATCAAAAGCCGTATATCCTTCGTGATGGAGTTACGTATGGAACAAGCCTTAAATTGGTTGGTGTACAACTGGTGTCTCTCAATACAGCAGCTGGTGTAGATACTGGTGATATGTCTGCTGAGAACGTTGCAGCACTCTTTGGTAAGACTGAAGGGTTCAAGGCTAGTGAGCCTAATGTAACGCCATCTGAGAGCACTGAGGACGACTTCTAGTGGCATTCCGATCAGGTCTTGAAGAGAAGGTCGCTGATCTTCTTTGCAACCTGGATGTCAAGTACGAATATGAAACTGAAAAAGTACCTTATACAATTCCACATTTATACACGCCAGACTTTTTTTTACCGAATGGCGTTGTGCTAGAATGTAAAGGCTATTGGGATGCTGATGACAGACGCAAGATTAAAGCAGTCAAACAACAGCATCCTGAATTAGATTTACGTATGGTCTTCCAGGCACCATTTAATACAATCAGCAAGAAATCAAAAACAACATACGCTAAATGGTGTGACAAACACGACATACCGTGGACTTCCTTCCATAACATCCCAATCGACTGGCTCCTCTGAGTTTGTAAGACATGAATCATGTAATAGTTGTGGCTCATCTGATGGCAATAGTCTTTATACAGATGGCCATAGCTATTGTTTTGTATGCCATACTTACACTAATGGACCAGAAATAACAACACACATTCACACTAATTCTATTGTGCAGATCAAAGGCTCAGCCGAACGGTTGCAGAAACGCAAGATCAGTCAGAAGACTTGTGAGAAATTTAAAGTATATCGTGATGGGGACAAGCTAAGGTTTTACTATCACGATCCATCTGGCATTGTAAAAGGTGCTAAGATAAAAACTAAAGACAAACAATTTACTTATGAAGGAGAAACACCTGGTACATTCTTCGGTCAACATTTATGGGGAAGCAGTGGTAAGCGCATAATCATCACAGAAGGTGAACTTGATTGTGTGTCTTATGCAGAGCTATATCCAACTTGGCCTGTAGTATCATTACCTAGTGGTGCAGCCGGAGCCAAAAAAGCAATTCAAAAGAACCTAGAGTTCCTTCAAGGTTATGAAGAAATACTGCTTTGGTTCGATGCAGATGAAGCCGGTCAGAAGGCTGCTGAAGATGCTGCGAGTGTATTACCACCTGGTAAGGTTTACATCGCCCGTCTAGAGGCTTACAAAGACCTTTCAGACGCTTTACAGGCTAGCGATTACAATGCTATTGATGATGCATTCTTTAAACGTAAAGAATTCAGACCTGATGGTATTGTAGATGCTAAATCTTTACTTGAATTAGTAACAACACCACAACCACCAGCAGATTATGACTACCCATTTCAAGGATTACAGTCAAAGCTTCACGGGATTAGGCGCGGAGAGCTTGTCACAATTACTTCAGGATCAGGCCAAGGCAAGTCGTCCGTGTGTAGAGACTTGGCTGCTCACTTGTTATCGAACGGAGAACGGGTTGGATACTTGGCACTTGAAGAGTCAAACCGCCGTACAGCTTTAGGTCTGATGTCTGCTGCTGTAGGTAACAACTTAGCACTAGGAGAACATAGTCATGACACCCTTACAAAAGCATTTGATTCCAGTATTAATAACTGGAACCTTTATCTTTTCGATGGCTTTGGTAGTTTTGATCCTGATATCATTTATAACAGGATTGAATACTTAGCTTCAGGACTTGATTGTAAGATTATCTTTCTTGATCACCTATCCATTCTTATGAGTGGTCTTGATGGTGATGAGAGACGCATGATAGATCAAACCATGACCCGCTTACGTTCTCTTGTTGAGCGCACTGGCATTGTATTATTTTTAGTTTCACATTTAAAACGAGGATCATCCGATCAAAACCATGAAGAAGGTGCACGTGTTACACTCGGACAACTTAGAGGAAGTGCGGCAATCGCTCAACTTAGCGATGCAGTTATTGGACTCGAAAGAAATCAACAGAGTGAAACTAAACACTCTGATACAATTGTTAGAGTTCTCAAGAATCGCTACTCTGGGGAAACAGGCATTGCTTGTCGATTAAACTACAACCTATCCACTTGTAAATTCAATGAAACTACAGCACCAGCAGAGTTCGACGCAACAACAGACTTCTAATCTAAAGCGTCCTAATCCTCCTACTGAAGAGGCAGTGAAACGTGCTAAATTTATTGATAAAACCTATCAATGGCAAGGACGTTGAATGCTGATCTTTGATTTAGAAACAGACGGACTATTAAATGATGCTACCAAAATCCACTGCATTTGCATCTACGACACTGACACTAAAGAAACGATGGTCTTTAATGATCAATCGTTTACGTCAGCAACAGAAAAACAAGCAACGCAGCCTATCGTCCGCGCTATCCAATACCTCGAAGACGCTGATTGTATTGTCGGTCATAACATTATTAATTATGACCTTAGCATCATCAATAAGTTTTATCCATGGTTTAGACGTATTGGTGATTGCTTGGATACTCTTTTGCTTAGCCGTCTTTATCACCCGAACATGATGGAATGGGATAAACAAAAGACTTGGCCTGGTATGCCACTTAAACTTTACGGATCACATTCACTAGCTGCTTGGGGTTACCGCCTTGACGAAGCTAAAGGTGATTACTGTAAAGATACCGATTGGAAAGAGTGGTCACCAGAAATGGAAGACTACATGATACAAGACGTTACTGTTACTAAAAAACTTTGGAAACACTTCCAGCCATACCTGAATGGGTTGCGTTAGAACATGACGCAGCACAAATCCTCACAAAACAAGAACTACATGGATGGTATTTTGATGAACGCTCTGCATGGAAACTTGCATCAACTCTCAGACAAGAGCTTGAAGAAACTTATCAACTACTACGTGACAGGCATCCTTACGTTGCCGGACCAGTATTTACTCCTAAGCGAGATAATCGGACCCAAGGCTATGTCAAAGGTACTGACTATACCGAAAAACATGAACACTGTGGCATATTAATTGAAATACAGCAGTGCTCCTTTACACGCCTTAAAGAACTAAATCCTACATCACGAGATCATATAGCATGGATCCTGCAAACATTTCATGGTTGGACTCCAACCCAGAAGACACCTACTGGGAAGCCTATCATCGACGAACCGATACTGAAAGAGATAGGAACAGAGACTGCCCTTGCATTCCTCCAGATTTTGACGATAACGAAGATGCTTGGAATGATATCAGAAGGCGCGAACGCTTGGCTGAAGCTATCTACGACTGCTAATAGGATACATCATCATTGTTCTGTCGCTACTTCAACTTTTAGATGCGCACACCGAAACCCAAACCTTGCCCAAGTTCCCAGTGACCCACGATTTAGAGAACTTTTCTTACCATCTCCAGGTCAAGTCATGGTCGCTGCTGATTTGTCTGGGATTGAGTTACGTATGTTGTCTCATTTCCTTGCCAGATATGATGATGGAAGATATGCGGACATCCTCCTCAATGGAGATATACATCAGGTCAACGCTGACAAGATAGGTATCTCTAGGAAATTAGTTAAGACAGTTACTTACGCATTCCTGTATGGTGCAGGTGACGAAAAAATTGGACACAGTTATGACAAACTTCTTTCACCCACGAAAGCAAAGAAAAAAGGTAAAGAGATCAGATCGGCGTACATTGATGCAATTGATGGACTCGATAAACTTTTGGAGGCTATCAAGACAGCTTCAGAAAGAGGATTTATCAAAGCTATCGATGGCAGAAAAATTATGGTGGATAGCCCGCATAAAGCGTTAAACTATTGTCTTCAAGGTAACTCCGCCATCCTGGCTAAACGTTGGATGGTTATCAACCAACAAAACATTAAAGAATTAAATTTATGTTGTTCACAACTAGCCTTTATACATGACGAATTGCAATTCGAGTGTTCCCCTGAACAAACAGCTGACTTATCAACATCCTTGGTATTTAGCAGTCTCGCAGCTGGAGAATACTACAACCTCAGAATCAGAATCGACGCAGAAGCAAAAACCGGAAACAACTGGAGTGAAACCCACTAATGAGAAGTAAATCAATGATGGGAGTACAAACCGTAGTCCCGTTTACATCAAAAAAAACCCGTCAAGGTAACGGTTTGCATAGTAAGCCACGTAAAGGTAAAAAGAAATATAGAGGCCAAGGTAAATGAAGTTATTTGTTGACGCAGATTACATTGTTTATAAGGCTTGTGCCTCTTGTGAGTCTGATCTAGACTTTGGTGATGATGTAATTGTAGTTGTCAGCAAATTCAGTGAAGCATACGCAGCAGTTAAACGTGAACTAAATAAAATTAAAAACAAGTTCATGTGGGATGTACCTGAAATAGTTCTATTCTTTAGTGATAGTACTAACTTTCGTAAGGAGATCATGCCAGCTTACAAAGGACATCGTAATCGTAAGAAACCTTGCGGATACAAACGTGTTATCAAAGCTCTCAAAGATGAGTATGAAGTAGTAATACTACCGACTCTTGAAGCTGATGATAGTATGGGTATCTACGCTACCAAATATCCTGGCGGTATTATCGTTAGTCCTGACAAGGACATGCGACAGATACCTGGAAGGCTCTACACCATGGATGAAATTGTGGATGTGGAGGAAGCAGAGGGACAACGCTGGCACCTCATACAGGCGCTTGCAGGGGACCAGACAGATGGTTACAGTGGTGTACCTGGCATAGGAATCAAACGAGCAGTTGCTTTGTTTGAAGAAAAAGGTTACACTTGGAAAACAGTTGTGGATGCTTTTGCTGAGAAGGATCTTGGTGAAGACATAGCACTACAAAACGCAAGACTTGCAAAGATCCTTACCACCGATGATTATGACTGGAGAGCAAAACAGCCAATCCTTTTTACCCCCTCCGCCGATTATAGAGTTGACAGTGGAACAGGACTTCAAGATAAGAAGACTTGAAGACCTATTACCAAAAGCTGATAAAAAAGATATTATTACATTGTTCATGGCATTACAACGTCAGAACTTTGCACTTGCTAACACCGTATCTAACCTAGTCAAACAATGGCCCAATCACCTGAACACTACGGAAACAACTGGGAAGTAGGAGACTTCATCGTTAATCAAAACCTTAGTTTCTTCCAAGCTAATGCTGTCAAATACATTTGTCGTTGTGAATACAAAGGAGACAAAAGAAAAGACTTAGCCAAAGCAATCCACTATTTACAACATGAACTCGACAAAACACAATCAGACTGGGACGACACTATTGAGTCAGGCAAAAGAATTTCGGGACGCTTACTCGGTGGTCAATTCACCGAATGGGACTCTGATCCAGAAATCTTTGATCGATGAAGAGTGGTCAGAGTTTCACGAAGCCTTTCATTTAAAAGATAAACACGAACAATTAAAAGAGCTTTGTGATCTTGTCTACGTTTGTTATCAGTTTGCTGCTAATGAAGGTTGGGATCTAGATGAAGCTATGGATCGTGTCCATAAATCAAACATGTCCAAACTAGATGAGAATGGACAACCTATTTACCGCCCTGACGGTAAGGTCTTAAAAGGACCAAACTACAAACCTCCAAACTTAACTGATCTACTCAATGACTAACTATATCTCCCGCACAGGTCGGGTTCAATCATGGATCGATGATCCTACACATCGCCTACCAGTCAGCTGCACAGTGTTTGTAGTTGAAAATGAAATGGAAGGACCAAATGGTATTGAAGCAAGCTGGAGGTTTGCCTCACATGCTCTTAGGTACGGTGCAGGTTGTGCTATCCATCTCTCTAAACTTGATCCTAAAGGTTACACAAGAAAGTCAGGGGTTACTGCTTCTGGTCCTGTAAGTTTCGGTAAAATTTATTCTTCTTTAAATGAAATACTACGACGGGGCGGAATTTATAAGAATGGTGCAATTGTTCTTCATCTTGACTTATCCCATCCTGATGCTAGGGAGTTTATCAATGCTAATAGATCCGAACTACCTTGGGTCAAACGCTGCATCAACATCACCGAAGAGTGGTGGAAGGATTGTACGTTCAAGGAAGAACTACTATATGGAATCAAATCAGGTGACATCTGGCTCAACAAAGTAAAATATGACAATGAAGGAAACCGCATCAGAGGTAACGTCTGTCTCGAAGTATACCTGCCATCACGAGGTACCTGTTTATTACAACATATCAGTCTTGGAGCCTGTGAGTTCGACGACATCCCACGAGCATTTGTTGAAGGTATGTCCGAGTTGTGCAGCCTACATAGTAGGACAGCTGTCGGAGATACTGGAGAATACCTCCCGCCTGAAATTGATAGACAAGTGGGACTCGGAATGCTTGGCCTCGCAAATCTCCTACGGCGGTACGGAGTAACTTACGATCAGTTTGGTCGTGCATTAGAACAATACAACAACAACGAATCCATCCGATCAGCTGCGTATGAACTTGTCTCTCAAATTGCTTCAGGAATTAACCAAGCAGCCACAATTGCTCGCGAATATAATATGGTTCGAGCCTTTGCTATCGCTCCAACCGCCAGTTGCAGTTATCGAAGCGTGGATCTGGATGGCTATACTTGCACACCAGAAATCGCTCCACCTATCTCGCAGACAGTTGATCGCGACTCAGGTACTTTCGGAGTACAAACTTACAACTATGGTGACGTAGAGATCGCCTCTAAGGTAGGCTGGGAGGCTTACAAACGTGTTGCTGATGGCATCATGACTCTACTAAACCGCACAGGGCTTCTTCACGGTTATAGCTTCAACTCATGGAGTGATATGGTGACCTACGACAATGCGTTCGTGGAAGAGTGGCTACGGTCCCCGCAAACAAGCCTCTATTATTCATTACAAGTAATGAGTGATACACAAGATAAATCAGATGCGTATGCCGCCCTGAAAGGTACAGACATTGATGATTATTTGAGTGACTTATTTAATGAATCAAATCTTACATGTGATTGCCAAGAATGAACCCTTACGAAAAACTACTAAACCGGAAACGGAAATGGACACCAGTACAGACAACTGCCGGATTATGCAAGGCAGGGGCGGAAGAGACGGTACACCGTGCTCTTGCGTTGCGACATATGGAACTACCTGTGGGAGATTTTATCCGTAATGGATTGGATACCGACGTACCAAAACTATCGCGGGAGCTATTGGAATCAAATATCACCGACGAGGAAAATCACGACTTGGCACTTGGTTACATTGCCAATGCTTACGGTGTTGACGAAAAAGCTGAATCGGAAGCTCTCAAACTCAGGGAAGCTTGGACTGCGCATCCTGATCATACAATCCTCAAAGCAATGGTTGCCGAACGTGCAATTTTCTTCGTTCTTCTACCATTCATGCGCTTTAATGGTGACGCTGGAATGCGCACAGTCAGTGCGGATATAAGTAGAGATGAACAAATTCACGTTGCTGCCAATAGCCTTGTTTGTCGGGAGCTGGGGCTTACTATCAGTCCTAGTCTTGATAAACTCCGCAAGGCGACTATCAGTTGGGTAATGCAACCCCTAGGTATCAATACTACTGATAAATATTTAGACAAAAAATTTTGGCTTGATTCTAGTGATCGCTTAATGTATGAGGGCAAAGCCCCAGAACTTTCTGCAACTAAATCAGCTAGAATGCCAGCCTTCTTTGAGCATAGTAATGTCAATCTCCCCCAATACGCTTGAAGTCTTAGGGATGAATTCCCGTGGACTTATAGCTGCATTAGAAGAATCATTCCCACCAACTAACCCTAACCCTGAGGATACAATGGAAAAAATTATGTACAGGTCTGGTCAACACAGTGTTGTTGAGTGGATCATTAATTATATGGAGGAAAACTAATGTTTAGCTACGGTGCCCCACTGCTTGGTATCAGAGACCCTAAGGCTTTTGAACAACAACAAAGAAACAAAAAACTCTACGAGGAAGGTAAGGCAACCAGAGTAATCACTGGGTATACTACTCAAAGGATCAAGGATGGAAGTGTAAAACGTCCTAATTACGCATACATCCCTAATCAACCGGCAGCACCTGCCCCAGCCCCAGCCCCTGCTCCCGCTCCAACTCCCACTGCTCCTAAAACAATCGTCCCACAAATTAGTGAAGCGTCAAAAAAATACAGAGCAGACACTGAAAAATTATTGGGGCAAATTACAGATGAGAGAGAAAAATTTGCAAACGATCAAGCTGTAGCAGAACAAGCACGTATTAAACGTGAAAACATCGCTAGAGAAACAGCAATTACCAGCGCCTCTAACTTATCAAGAGCATTTAAATCACCTGAGTTACAGATTAGACCTACAGAATCTGCTGCTGCTGGCACAGCTGGAACAAATAAATTTAAAAGACGTAGACAGCAATTTAAAATTAGCAAGCCTAGTTATGCTGGTTTGAGTATTTCTAAAGCCAACATGGTTAACATCTAATGAACGCAAAGACACGTTATGATAGATTGTCTTCAGACCGTTCACAATTTCTAAATAGTGCTAGACAAGCAGCTAATTTAACTTTACCTTATCTAATCAGAGAGGACGAACATTATACAAAAGGTTCCCTTAAACTTACTACTCCTTGGCAATCAACAGGAGCAAAAGGTGTCGTAACTCTTGCAAGTAAACTAATGCTTGCATTGCTACCGCCACAAACCAGCTTCTTTAAACTACAGGTAAATGATATTAACTTGCCTCAAGAGTTAGGTCCAGAAATTAGATCAGAAATGGACTTATCATTTGCTAAGATTGAACGAACTATTATGGAATCTATCGCAGCTTCCACTGATCGTGTTGTAGTTCATCAAGCATTAAAGCATTTAGTTGTAGCTGGTAATGCTCTTATATTTATGGGTAAGGATGGACTTAAACTTTATCCTTTAAACCGATATGTAGTAGATAGAGATGGTAACGGTAATGTTATAGAAATTGTAACTAAAGAAACAATCTCAAAAAAAATTCTCAAAAAAAATTACCCTGCATTTGACCTGAAAAACAATTGGGAAAATGTAGATGACACTTCAAATGATGAATGTGATATCTATACACACTGTACCTTAGACAACAATCGTTGGGTATGGCATCAAGAAGTATACGATCAAATTCTAACTAAGTCTATAGGTAAAGCACCTGTTGACAGTAACCCCTGGCTTGTTTTACGCTTTAACCACGTAGACGGAGAAGTCTATGGACGTGGTAGAGTGGAAGAGTTCATTGGTGATCTAAAGTCACTTGAAGCTCTGTCACAAGCCATCGTTGAAGGCAGCGCGGCAGCTGCTAAGGTAGTGTTTACTGTCTCACCAAGTTCTACCACCAAACCAGCTACGCTTGCTAAGGCAGGCAATGGTGCTATCATCCAAGGTCGACCTGATGATATTGGTGTGGTACAGGTTGGTAAGACAGCTGACTTCCAAACTGCTTATCAAATGATTGGGTCTTTGACTCAACGTTTGAGTGAAGCATTCCTTATCATGAACGTTAGGGACTCTGAACGCACAACTGCCGAAGAGGTCAGAATGACACAACTTGAACTCGAACAGCAACTTGGGGGATTGTTCAGCCTATTGACTGTTGAATTCCTTGTGCCTTACCTGAACCGCAAACTTTCTGTTGCACAAAAGACTGGAGAGATTCCACGCTTACCTAAAGGTGGTATTGTAAAACCAACAATTGTTGCTGGTATCAATGCCCTTGGTCGTGGTCAAGATCGTGAAAGCCTTGGTCAATTCCTACAGATCATTGCACAAACTATTGGACCTGAAGCTATTGGTCAGTTCATCAATACTGATGAAGTTATCAAACGTCTTGCAGCTGCCTCTGGTATCGACGTACTTAACCTTGTGAAGAGTATGGAAGAACAACAGGGTGAACAGCAACAAGCTATGGAACAACAACAGATGATGGCTGCTCAACAACAAGAGCCACAGATGGCTGCTGTTGAACAGAAACGTGAACAAGCTGCAATGCAAATGATGCAACAGCAACCACCAGAAACAACCCCACCACAATAATATGGCAGAAGTACTAACACTAAATGATACACCCGCTGATCAGCCAGAGTTTAATGCTGATGAGAAAGATTCATTAGCGGTTGCGGAATCTATTTCGGGAGAAGAGCAACCACTACTAGCAGGTAAATTTAATGATCCAAAAGCATTAGAACAGGCTTACCTAGCTCTCCAACAAAAACTAGGTGAACCAAATATTGAACCAGAAGTTGGAGAAGAAGTTCAGCAAGATAATTCACCACTTGATGAACAAAGTCAGCAAGAAGAAACATCTTCTGAAGACCAATTATCTGAAACCCAAGCTGAACAATTGTTTGAAATGGTTGGTGGTAAACAGTCTTATCAAGCAATGATTGATTGGGCAGGGGAAAACTTGTCACAAGCTGAAATTGAAATGTATGATTCAGTGATGGCTAGCGGTAGTGCTAATTCTATTTATTTTGCTGTACAAGCATTGAATAATAATTACACTAATTCAGTTGGTAATGACGGTGAACTTTTAACTGGTAATAGATCTGCTGCACAACAAGACAAACAGTTCCGTAGTCAGCAAGAACTTGTAACCGCAATGAGTGATCCTAAGTATGATACTGATCCAGCATACCGTGATGACGTTATGCGTAAACTTAGTAATTCTGATCTCCAATTCTGATGACTGTTACCACCAACGAACACGGACAACAAAATCTTTTTGCTAAAGAACCCACCATGTACACTGACGAAAACTACACTGTGAATCATAACGAGAAAGCAGAAAAACTAAACGGTCGCCTAGCTATGCTAGGTGTGATGGCTGCGCTTGGAGCGTATGCATTAACTGGTCAAATTATCCCTGGAGTATGGTAATGCCACAAGGTAAAGGAACTTACGGATCACAGAAAGGTAGGCCACCTAAGAAAGGTACTAAAAAGTAATGGCTAAAAAAGGTCTCTACGCTAACATCCACGCAAAGAAAATGCGTATCGCAAAAGGTTCAGGTGAGAAGATGCGTAAGCCAGGAAGCAAGGGTGCTCCTACTGCCGCCAACTTCAAACGAGCTGCTAAAACTGCTAAGAAAAAATGATTGAATGCCCACAATGTACTGCGCCGCAGCAGTACGTTCTAGAACAACTACAGACTTCTGCTGGTGTGACAGACCGTACAGCACTGGCGGTCATTATGGGTAACATCCAGCAAGAGTCTAATTTTAAATCTAACGTATGCGAGGGTGGTGCTATCGTTCCTTACGATCGCTGCCTTCGTGGTGGATACGGTTTAATTCAATGGACATCTATTGAGCGGTACAAGGGTCTTGGCAGCCACTGTACCGAACGCAACCAAGATCCTAGTGGTCTAAAATGTCAGACCGATTACTTGATAAAGGAGATGCGGTTTAGAAAAGATCTTTATGCTTTTCAAACTAATCATCAAACGGTTCCTTATTACATGAATGCTGCATACTACTGGTTAGGCTGGGGTATTCATGGTAATCGTACAAAACACACTTATTCTTTTTTAACTAAACTACAATGAAATTTTTTGCTATCCTCCCTGCCGTAGCTTTCCTTGCTACTCCTGCAATCGCTAGTCCCTACGTGAACGTTGAGAACAACGCTGGCTTTAGTGGATCTAATTTTAATGGCCATGCCACAGATTTTCATCTGGGTTATGAATCAGGTAATGATGTAGGCTCTTACTATATCCAAGCTGGTCCTACTATCTTCGCACCTGATGGTGGTGAAGAAGAGACCAAGTTGACAGGTAAGCTGGGCGGATCTATCCAAGCAACAGATCGTGTGTCTGTATATGGTGAACTGTCTGCAAGCTTTGACGACGTAAATGATTACGGTACGAAAGTAGGCGTCAAGTATAACTTTTAACGTGCCCCCTCAGAGGCACATAATATCTGATTTTTCCTTGTAAACTCCCAAGGAACGGTTACGGACCTAGGACTGGAAAAACCTGGGGCCACTACAACTGCACACGTCCGTTCATCCTTCGGGACGCATGACACCATAAGCATGGAACGGGGCTTGTGGAGCTTCTTAGGAGGTTACTGTGCAGAGCAAGACTTATTGCTATCGCGGTGTCAAGTACACCAAGTGAGATAGATCTTACAGAGGGGTGCAATTCCCCTCATCACTATTGGCATTGGCCCTTACGAGGATAACCTTTGCCGTCATGACGGTAGGAAAGACTACAATACAAATTTAATAACTCAAAGATCTTTGAGAGTCGATATACTATTACTCTCTTTTTAAAATGGCTTTTCAATCTTCTGTTAACCCCGCTCAGCTAACTCAGCTGGGTCAGGCTAACTTGGCGGGTGAGACCCGCGCTCTCTACTTGAAGTTGTTCAGTGGAGAAATGTTCAAAGGATTTCAACGCAATACAATCGCTCGTGATTTGATCATGAAGCGTACACTTAAGAACGGCAAATCATTGCAGTTCATCTTCACAGGTCGTACCAAAAGTGAATTTCATACGCCTGGAAATTCTATTCTCGGAGATAGCAACAATGCTCCTCCAGTGGCTGAAAAGACGATCACGGTAGATGATCTTCTCATCAGTTCAGCATTCGTTTATGAATTGGACGAAGTACTTTCTCACTACGATCTTCGTTCTGAAATCTCACGTAAGATCGGCTACGCTCTTGCAGAAAAGTATGACCGTCTTGCATTCCGTGCTATTGCACGTGGTGCACGTAAGGGTTCTCCTATCAGTGCAACTGGTTATGTTGAGCCCGGTGGTACACAGATTCGTGTTGGTGCAACAACTAACGATTCTGATGCTTACGTTGCTTCTAACTTGGTATCTGCATTTTATGATGCAGCTTCTGCTCTTGACGAAAAGGGAGTTACTTCTGATGGCCGTGTAGCTGTCCTGAACCCTCGTCAGTACTATGAATTGATCCAAGCTGTTGGTAGCAATGGTTTGGTTAATCGTGATGCACAAGGTACTGCTTTGCAAGGTGGTAACGGCATCATCGAGATTGCTGGTATTAAGATCTACAAATCAATGAACATCCCGTTCCTTGGTAAGTATGGTACTGCTTACGGTGGTACAACTGGTGTAACCGCACCTGGTAATACTGGTGACTTCGTGGGTGAATCTCTTGAAGATGCATCTGATCTTCAAACTGGTATTAATAATGATTATGGTACTGCAGCCCAATTTGGCTCTAAGTCCTGTGGTCTTATCTTCCAGAAAGAAGCAGCCGGTATGGTTGAAGCAATTGGTCCTCAGGTTCAAGTAACCAGTGGTGATGTCTCCGTGGTTTACCAGGGTGACGTTATGCTTGGCCGTTTAGCGTGTGGCTGTGATTATCTTAATCCTGCAGCTTCTGTTGAACTGTATGTTGGTGCTTCTGCTCCTTCTGATTTCTAATTTTTATGTCATATGGGAGTCTCTTCGGAGGCTCCTTTTTTTTAACTATTTATTGAGAATAATACTCATTATCAATTATGCCTTTCCCTAATACTGGCTCCAATACTGAGCTACAAGCTGTTAATCAGATCCTGGCGTCAGTTGGTCAGGCTCCTGTCACTACGCTAGATACAGAAGAAGTCCTCGTATTTAATGAGGTATCAAGAATTACAGGCTTCTTAGATTCTACTAAACTTTTCACTAATACAAATAATATTCCAGCTGGTACTTACATTTCTGGTATTGGTGTTGCTAATAATACAGCAATTGCTGCTACAGAAACCGTGTTTTCTACCACAGGTTCTATTACAAGTAATGTACTTACTTCTCCATCCCCATATATTCCGAAGAATACTTTTATTACTGGAACTGGAATTTCTACTGTATTAGTGCAATCAGGCCCAAGTGGTTCTGGTCCTTATACTTATACAGTTAGTGCACCTGATGCTACATCTACTGCGCTAACATTAGACCCTATTCTCTATAGTTACACTACTAATATTGAGCAAACAGTAGGTACTCCAGATAATAATCTTGAACTTTCTAGAGCTATTGTTACTCAAAAAGTAGAAACTCAAACTAATCCCGATGTAGCAATTGCTCACAATACATTGAAAGAAGTTTTACGTGAAGTACAATCTGAAGGGTGGTCTTATAACACAGAAAGAAACTACGATCAGTTCACACCTGATGCATCAAAAAAAATACTTATTCCTAACAATGTAATCCAAATGGATTTAAGCCAAGACTATGCAGATAATCTTGGTCGTAATGTTGTTAACCGTGCTGGTTATGTTTACGATAATATTAAACATACTGACATCTGGGATACAGACGAAACTTTATATTTTGATGTGCTATGGGAAAGAGATTATTCTGACATCCCTCAACCTATTCAATCTTACATTGTAGCACGTGCAGCCGCTATTGTATCTAGCAGGATTATTGGTGATCCAAATCAATATCAAATGCTACAGCAAAAAGAAGCTTATGCTAGATCCATGGCTCTTGAATATGATTGTAATCAAGGAGACCATAGCTTCTTTGGCGCACCAAAACAAGGTAACTACTACAAGAGCTACAGTCCCTTTGATTCCCTGATTCGATAATGCCAGCAGCAACTCAATTGACACCTAACTTTCTTGGTGGTGTCTCTAAACAAAATGACGACAAAAAATTAGAAGGACAATTAACTGAATGCATTAATGGTTATCCTGACCCCACCTTTGGTTTGCTTAAAAGGCCAGGTATGAAACATGTTAATGTTTTGAAAAAACAAAATGGAGATGTATTTACTGAAGCAGAACTAGCCAATGCAGTATGGTTTTATATTGATCGTGCTTCTGCTGGTTCTTATATTGGTTGTATTAAAGGTACAAATATTTTTGTTTGGACAGCATCAGAGGGTACGTTCTGTACTATCACCGCACCAAACGGAGTTGACCCCTACCCTACTTCTTATCTGAATGGTCTTGTTCAGGATGATTATCATTTCCGTAGTATTCAAGATACAACAATTATTACAAACAAAACTGTTGTAACTGAGATGTTACCTGCTACTTCGTTTGTACCTAATTCAATCGCTACACTAAAACTAATTACAGTTGTGGAAACGTTTGAATACATTGTTACTTTTCCTGGTATGGCAGCTAACAATACAGATGATGTAGTAGCCAGTGTAACTACTCAAAATAATACAACATTTGATGACATGTTGTTGTATGACCCAGCTGATGTTAACAATAATGCTCATTTAATTGATGCAATTAAAAATGTTATTGAAACACAGCATACAGCAAACAATCCTAATTTTGATGGTACTTGGTATTTAGAAGGTTATACTAACAGTATTGTTCTTAAACATAGTACTGGTACTAATGTAGTAAGAACTGATTATAGAGCAGTTACTGGTACTCCTGTATCATTCCCAATTGATGCAAGAGGTGGTCTTAATAATATTGCATTAGAAATATTTGAGGACGATGTAACTGATATAAGCAAACTTCCACTAGAATCTTTTGGTGGACATAATGTAAAAATCTTAAACAGTGATACTGATCAAGATGATTATTATGTTGAATTTATTGCTTATGATACTTCTTTAAATAGAGGGCGTGGTTATTGGCAAGAAACTTTAGCACGTGGTATATCTAGTGGTGTAAATGCAGACACTATGCCACACGAGTTTGCTAACACAAGTTCTACTACATTTACGTTTGGACCTATTAATTACACAGCAAGACGTGCAGGTGATGATTTATCTAGCCCTGTACCATCTTTTATTGGATCACCTATTAATTCTACATTTTTCTATAGCAACAGATTTGGTGTCTTAGCTGCAGATAATGTTGTACTTGGTGTCGCCAATGATGCTTATAATTTTTTTGTTAAGTCAGCATTGACTCAGATTGATTCAGATCCTATCGATCTAAACGTCTCTAGTGTACGTCCTGTTAAATTGTCTGAAGTATTACCTTCCCCACAAGGTCTTATCTTATTTAGTGAACGTCAACAGTTTCAACTATATGCAACTGATGCTAGTACTCTTACCCCTAATTCTGCTGTAATTCGAGCCCTTGCTAACTATGAAATGGCTACTGATATTTCTCCTGTAGATATTGGTACTACTTCTGCATTTATCAGTAGAGTTCCTGGTTACAGTAAACTCTTTACTATGGCATTACGTGATGTAGAGCAAAGTCCTATTGTTATAGATATCAGTAAAGCAGTTTTAGAATGGATACCTGCTACTGTTGATGATCTTACTACAAGCCCACCTAACTCTGTTGTAATGTTAGTTGATAGAGATACATCTTACTTGTACCTATATCGTTATTACAACAACGGTGAAAAAGATTTATTTCAAGCTTGGACCAAATGGGAATTACCTGGTGTTATTCAAGCTGCAAAAATTATTAATGATAATGTTGTAGTAATCCAAAAAATTCAAGATCAATATTCTATTGGTTCTATAGTACTTGATGAGATCCCTACAGGAACCTCTGTATCGGATACAACTACCTTTGAAGGTAATGCATGTTTAGACTTAGCTACACGTCCTGTAAGCCCTGCTGTGGGTGTCTCAGCGGTTGTATATGATGAAACCTTAGATCGTACTAAAATTTACATACCTTACAAACCTTTTGAAAATAAAAAAGGTGCTATGCTTCTTAATGTACCTAAAGCAGAAGTCAATAATACTACAGCTGCACTAGATGCAGATGCTGGTTATTGGTCTGAAGTTGATGGGTTTATTGAACCAGGTACTGGTTATCATTACTTTGCAATTAAAGGTGATTTTACTGGTTATGCTGACGGTATGCTTGTAGGTTATAACTATGAACTTAACGTAACACTACCTAAATTTTACTATAGACGTAACGAAACCACTACTGATTATACTGCAACATTAACTATTGCTAGAGTCAAATTTTCACTTGGTAGGACTGGTGCTGTTGTATTTAAATCTAAAGCCCAAGGTACTAACGAATGGGTTGCTGTAAAAAATGTAACTGAAGGTAGTTATTATACAGGTGACAATAATCCAATTAAAGAGAATAAAATTTTTACTGTACCAATCAATCAACGTAATACTAATTTTGAACTTAAAGTAACAAGTAATTTACCGTACCCTGTATCGCTAGTTTCGATGATGTGGGAAGGATATTATGCACCACGTTTTTATAGGAGGGCTTAATGATTAATAAAAATTACGATCTTCTGGGTGAGCAGTTAGCTGAGTCTGGATTGGAGATGAACATTGTCATTGGAGCCGGTGCTATTATTGGTGCAGCTACCTCTGTTATTGGTGGTATCTTCGGTTCATCTCAAGCTGACAAGCAAAATAGAGAAGCAAGGAAGGCACAAGATAAAGCAGAAAAAGCTGCACAAGAAGCCGCTGATGCAACGAATGAGTATAACAAACGCTCATTTGAAGTTGATAAACAAAACTATGCTAATACCCGTGCATTTGAACGGGAAACTTTAATAAAAAGGTGGCAGTATCAAACTGAACAACAAGATTTTGGTTACTTAGCAGCTGTCAAACAGTATGGTAAGTCTGTAGAAAATACGAATGATAGGCTTGTTTACAATAGTATTGCAGCAATGCAAGCTTATGAATCTGAACAAGAAGCATTGAATAGTATTTTAACAGAAGATACTTTTAGTCGTCAAGGTATGCTTGTCGATCAATTACAAAACGAAGGTAGGGCTGCATTAGGTCAAGCTGGTAATTCACGTACTAAAGCACTTCAATCTAATATTGCAGCCTTAGGTCGTAATGCGGCTATTATGGATGCTAGCCTATCTAGTTCTGTAGAGCAATCACAACGTAATATGCAGCAGATTGGTCTGCAACGTTATGCTGCTGATTTACAAGCTAATGCATCTATGATGATTCAACCTACAAAAGGTCCAAGTACTCCGTTACCTATTCAAGCACCTGAACGTATCTTTATTGAACCTATGGAAATATTACCACAAGCCATACAACCAGCTAGACAACAAAGTACGTTTGCACCAATTCTTTCTGGATTTATTTCTGGAGCAGGTCAGATTGCAGGCGGGATTCAAAGTACTTATCAAAGCCCCATTCCTCAAATAGGTCAACAATCCCGAGCTGTTGCAGCAGGATGGCCAGGTAATCAAAATTATTAATTAACCATGGCAAAACAAGTACAATATAGGGGAGCTGCCAAAGCTAGAGGGTTCTCCCCACAACAAGTTAGTGACGCTGCTATCTCACGTATGCGTGAAGATAGTAACCGTACGTTAGAAGGTATGCGTGAAGCTGCTCGTGCTGATATTGAGCAACGACAACGTATTAGCGCAGAAGTTAAAGC